ACTAAATAGACTAAATAGACTAAATAGACTAAATAGACTAAATAGACTAAATAGACTAAATAGACTAAATAGACTAAATAGACTAAATAGACTAAATAGACTAAATAGAGGGGATATATTCCCATTTGGTGATCTTGCAAATATCTCTCCAAATCTTGTCCTGATCATGTAGCTTAGAACGGCTTTTAAGAAGCGTGAATCTGTTCTTGAATTCATCTAACCCTAGAAGTTCAAAAAATTTATATAAGACATAGGAATATGACAAGAAGTTTTTACGACTAGGAGGACAAACTTCCTCAAATGGTTGTTGGATCTCTTTGAACATCAGGCGTAATTTCTCTTCTAGCTCCTTACCAATAGTAGGTGGTTTAACCCCATTGAGACGATAAATAATATAGGGAATATGCTCATAATACTTATTGAGTTTCAGTTTCTTTAGGTAATCTCTCATTTTATCATGTGTGATCTTGGACATGTCCTTAATCCTCTCCTTCTTGATTTCTACTAAGATTTGATCAAAGATTTCTTGGCAGATTTCTGTAGATTCCTTGGCTTGAATTTGGGATAACCATTCTGCAAAATGATTACTTCTCTTATAGGCATAATAGGAATCACCGCCTGGTTTATCTTTAGGGCTTGGTTTATCAGAGCAAACAACTACATATTCCGCTTCTTGGCATTCTTCACACAACAGTATTCCCTCTGAACGGATGAGCATCCGCTCTATGTTACAATTGTTGCACATATTAACATTCTCCTCATAAAGAATCTTGCTAAAATATGTATTGTCAATCTTTCTCATATACTTATCTCTAATATCAGTCCGCTTGAACCTGTCAATACTTTGGATGTAGTCATCCATTTTAGTAGAAGTATATTTTCCAGTAGATTTAGACATATCTGAAACTTTAGATCCATTATTGTCTGTATTATCTTCATCATCTTCACCACAATCTTCTACATCACTACCAGCATTTGCATCATTACCATTAATCACACCCACATCATTACAACCATTTCCATTGGCATCATTACCATTAATCACACCCACATCATTACAATCATTTCCATTGGCATCATTAATAACATCAGCATCATCACAATTATTACCATTGACATAGTCCTCTGCATAGTCCTCTGCATAGTCATCTGCATAGTCCTCTACATAGTCAGGATCGTCGTCATTGTGGTAATTATTATCATTATTGATAATAATTTTTGGAGAACTTTTAGGAGGATTACCACCAAAGAAATCGGTAATTTTTGGAGATATTGTAGAATATTTTTTATCAGGAGGTGGTGAAGAACCATCTTCTTTTTCATTAGATATTCTATCAAGATTTTCATAATATTCTATGAGATAAGGGCCTGCATTAAGATAATAATTGTTTTCTTCTTTGTCATTTTCAATATCAATAATATCTTGTTTTAATCTATCTATTTCTACTGAAATAAAATATTTTTGATCAATTTGATCTTTAGAAAGTTTATTGTTTTCTAATTCATTTAATTTATCAAGTTTTAATTGTAACTCTAATACCTTTTTTTTCTTGAAGGGGAGAGATTTTTTGAGTTCTTTGAAATATCGCATCATTTCTTTATGCTTAGCATCTAATGTAATGCGATTATCACCAATTGAGTGCTTTTTACTGGGACTGGAAGCATATGTCTTAGTCATTAATTAATATATAATATAATAATACTTGAATCTCTAAGTTAATTGTTTATTAATACGTTACAATATGAACGAAAAATTATTGAAACTTTTTATAGTAATTATGAATTCTATTAAAGGAAGTAAAACAGTAACTAATAAAACAACCCCATTAAATAATGTTACATTAGATATGTCAGATAATGATATGTTAACCATTCAAAAGATGGTTTTTGTTTATAATGCTTTATTGAAAGGGTGGACAGTGAGAAAGATGGAAGGAGATAAATTTGAATTTACCAGAGATCTAGAGTCAGAGAAACAGCAGGTTAATCTAGAAGATTATTTACGTCGCTTTATTATTTATAACTTAAATATTGAGAATATCCCAGGGCAGAACAATGGCTCTCTTAGTCCTAAAAAGTAATTATAAGGTGGGTAGTAATACTACCGTTTATTCCAAAAAAACTAATCAATTAGTGTAAAATCAATTCCACCAATTGAGATAGTTTCTTGAGATGAAACCATCTTATCAATATGAAAGTAAATGCAACTTTCGCTATTTTCACATGGAAAAATAGTAATTTTTCCTAAATCTTCTGAATCAAGAAAATGAATACAACTTTCGCCATTTTCACCAGATGGAAATATAGTGACGTCTTTCAGACACGACATTTTGTATAGGTGCTTCAGTAAATAAAGCTTCACTTATCAATAAGATACTAATATTTTTATTAATTTTTACCATCAAATTTTTTAATAATATGTAAACACCTTATAATTGTTTACATATTCTCTGTAAATTTATTCTTGCATGTTATTAAATGAATTCCACCCTTTAACCCATTGAATGGCATCTTCAGCTCTTTTGATATCGTCATCTGATAAATAATTTTCATATTTTTCCAAGAATATGACAAGTTCTTCGCATAAATAGTATGAAGTGTCCATGTTGATATTATTTATTAATAGAATGATATTATTTAATTTTTCTATAGCAAATTTTTGTGTTTTTGAATCCATTTTACACAACCTTAATAATCAGTTTTGTTGAACATAGTAGACTATTTCACCTAGATTTTAATAGATATAACTTTCATTTTTTTATAGTATTTTTATATTAATTTTATAATGTTCTCCAAAATTACCGGAGGATTTTTCAATATCCAATAATCTAGAGAAGTTTATTTCGACAAAGAGGGCATGTAACATTGTTCTCCAGCCATTTGAAGAGGCATTCGCGATGGAAAAGATGACCACATTTGGTCACCTTATATTCTTGTTCCATTCCATCAATACAAATACTACATATCTCCTCATCATTATTAATATTAATGATCTTTTTAGCCTTCTTAGCCTTCTTAGCTGGCGAACATAAAATATTCTCTATGTTATCATAGAGACACTTGTGGACATCATCTACTCCATCGAAGAGTAGACGACGAGGACGCAAAATACCACGACGAGTGGTAACAAGACCTATATTAATAGCATCTCTCAACTGCGGTGGAGTTGAAATTGGCGAACTAATAGGAGTAGCCATTTTGCTTATTCTTTTGTTTTTTCTTGTTGATTTATTGTGTGTTTTGGTTGTTTATTTTGTTAAACGTTGGGGGTAAGCTTCTGTAAATGAAAGCTAAGGCGATCATTTATTAATGTTAAATAAATTCTAAGCATTTTTACTATCAAATTTTTTTAAAAGCATAAGGATAGTTCTTACGATCTTTAAGAGTCTTTTCTCCATGACAATTTTTACATAATGCTTGAAGATTAGATTGATCATTATCATGAGTAACAGAAAAAGGAATAATATGATCAATATCATGACATTTTCTATCATTATTTTCACAAATTTCTTTAGAATTTCTCAAAAGACATTTACATCGCTGACATGTATACAAATCTCTTTTAAGGATATATAATTTAAGATTTTCGTTTGGTCTTGGATATAATTCCTTCGGAAGTTTTTCCCCAGCATCAAGCTTTTGATTATGTTTTCTTATTAGTTCTTTATGTTCCTCATAACAATCTCGTAACTCATATTTTTTTTTTTGATGATCTAATTGTTCTTCAAGCTTCTGTTTGATATCTTCAAGATCTTGTGCTAGTTTCACACAATCATTTTGTAGATTTTGATATTTGTAACATGATTCATTTTCGAATTCTTCGAATTTTCTTTTCATATTACGCTTATCATTATGTAAAACCTTTATTTTTTCTTTCTGAGCTAACCAATTTTTTCCTAGATTTTTAGCTGCAATTTTATATATTACATTAAGTTCATCTAATTTTTTTATTTTTTCTTTCTGAGCTAACCAATTTTTTCCTAGATTTTTAGCTGCAATTTTATATATTACATTAAGTTCATCTAATTTTTTTAAATTCATATTATCTTGATCTGATTTTTTAATATGTGATAAAATATTATCTTTAAGTTGATTCATTTTTAACTTGAAAAATCATCATAATATAGTTATATTATGATGATTTTTATTTTCATTTTTTTATAAAACAGGGTAGCCATATGTAACTTACTGCTACTGTGTTTTTTTACTCATCTTGGGAGTTTGTTTGTTCTTGGATTTGCTTGGTACAAATTTTGTCAATTTGCTGAAAGACATTTGCACTTGTCTGAAAGGTTTTATGTAACATCTTTATTTGCGTATTGGCCAAATTTGTAAACTCTTTCAGTTGATCTGAATAAAGATTTACCAATGGTTGACGAAACTTATCTAGAGTTTCACATAATACTTGTTTTTCACGTCTTAAAGAGTCATTTTCATTCTCCAAACGACGAATATGATCAACCATACCCTTCATGAATGACACTGGTTCATCTGGATTGATAGATGATTGCTCATTCATTCGTCGCTTCTTGATTGGTTTACTCATATTATCATCATGGTTTCCAGAAAATGAACTCGAATAATTCTGAGAACTCGAAGAACTCGAAGAATTCGAAGAACTCGAAGAACTCGAAGAATTCGAAGAACTCGAAGAACTCGAAGAATTCGAAGAACTCGAAGAACTCGAAGAACTCGAATATTCTCTTGTCGGCATTATATCTAGCGAAGTTGATTGGGGGCGTTCTCCCCCACTTGTTTTGAGAACAACCTTTTGTACGGATGGCTCTCTTTTGGTTGTGTTATTTGACATTTGGCTTAGTTAAATCAAAAGCTGTGCAATTATAAGGTAATGATAATAATTCTTTTATACCATTTTACTATCATTTTTTATTATTCTACATTTACTTGATTAGCGACAACATTATCTTTATTATCACCATTATTACCATTATTACCATTATTACTACCATTTTGATAGTAATTTAGTATAAGATTTTGAAGCGATTGATCTGCTAGAATTTGTATCGAAGGAACGCCAATATGTTGTACAGATTCAACATGGTCCTTTCCATCATCAATAAAGAGTGGATTTTTTGATTGAATAAGCTGATTTGTCCAAGCTTTGCTACCAGGCACTGTATAAGGGGTCTTTTTTATATTTCTCTTAAAAATCAAGACTCCAAAAAGAATTTGGCCATTTCGAATCCTATTTTGAATGTCGTGTCTTGCCATGATTCTAGTATCAGAATATCGTCCTACAAAGCTAATACAGCAAGTTGTTAATGATAATGGTAGTCGCACGTCGTTATCTAATGTATCAAGTGTATCATGAAGATCTAGTCGAAGATCAGCATACATAGACATTAAATCTTTTTCTGCTTCTTCCAGATTATTATTATCATATAATGTCTCACCGTTGACACGTATAATCTCAACAATATCTTGAGAATGTTTTAAGGAACATTCTTCACAAAAGCCTTTATTTTGTGAAATATTTTCACCACAATCTGAGCAAGTGGGCGAATTCATTTGCATTATAATGTATGACATTAATTTCTATATAAGAATTTTACTGTCATTTTTTATTTACAATTTAGAGATAGCTTTTACCTCCAATGTGGAGCCTATGACCGTCAGGCATTTGATCTAACAAATGTTGACTAGGAGCCGTTCTGTATTTTTTTCCAAACCTACTAGGAGGGAAAGGATTTGGGATAGGAATTGGGTCAGATTTAGGCGGAAAACCAAGGCGTTCTCTCGCCAATCTTTTTCGCTCCGTTGCGTTTTTTATTTCCATCTTAATATTTTCAACATGTGATAGTTTTATATCTGATGTTTCAGATAAATTTTCACTATTATCGCCCGATTTTGCATTTTTGGAAATAAAAGGGGTGGTTTCTTCATGTATTCCATTTATTTCATCTTCAGAAGATGTTGGTGAGATGACAAGGTCAGATTGATTATTTTGTGTTAATGACATTTTGGTATTTTTAAGAAAAGAAAAACATCCTTGGCATAATTTAACTTTCATTTTTTATAAAATGCTAAGAAAGTGTGGATAAAACATATATTACAAAAGTACTTACTAATTATAATATTATAATTTTTTTAAACCAATTAGGCAATTTGATTTATTAATATGGCATTAAGCAGTATATTAAATACTTTTATGAAGAAGCATTTTTCAGAGTATGAGTTGGCAATAAATATTTTGGCGAGGTATTTATATGAAGAGGATTTGGCGAAGCGATTTCCAATGCAGGATCCGAGTCAATTATCTTTTCGGCAATTTCTAAGACAGTATAATAGTAGAAATGAGTATTATCAAGATAATGGTATTTTTGATTTGAGAGATTATTATATGAATTTAAATGTAAGAATAATTAATAAATTAACAAAGGATGTATTTTTTTTAGTAGCTAATAGTTATGCAGTGATACCAAAAAATAATGCAGAGGAGTTAAATTATTTATTCAACGCATATTGTAAAAAAAGATACATAAACAGAAATAGTAATACTAGAAGAGGATTAATTAATGATGAATTTGAATTACAATTGTATAAAAATCAGTTTTGGCAGTTATATTATCGAAGAATGAAATATTTGGAACGACATATAACTTATATTAAGTGTTTATTACGTAAGAGGAAAGGGTTATCATGGGAATTATGTGAGCGAATAGGATATTTATTGTATCCTCAAAGATATAAATTAAAACAAGTAGATGAATATATGCCCGTAAGTGTTAATGATCCAGATGCTGATAAATCGGCTATATTTTTTGAATAAGCAATGTTGATTTTTTAAGAATATTTTAAGAAAAATACAAATCTACTTTGAGACAATTCAATTATTATTAGAAAGATTTAATTATTGGTTAGAAAACATACCTGAAAAATCTGTCACTATTGAACGGTTATTTTTTTCTAAAGATTAATACTATGATAATACTATTATAATATTATCATAGTATGGTGTAGTTCCTATAAAATTATTAAACTATTATTCAATAGAATAGTTTAATAGATAAAAAAGCGTTTGATGGAGAATTTTTTTCTAAAGTAAATATATAATCAAAAAACAATGGGAGGAGGATTAATGCAACTCGTCGCCTATGGCGCACAAGATATCTATCTCACTGGTAATCCCCAGATTACCTTCTTCAAGGTCGTGTACCGTCGCCATACGAATTTCGCAATGGAATCGATTGAACAAACGTTTAATGGGAACCCAGATTTCGGTAAGAAAATTACATGTACCGTTTCACGTAATGGTGATTTGATCCACCGTGTTTACTTGCAAGTTACTTTGCCGAAGGTCGAAGTCCCGTGTGACAGCTCACACTGCTTCCGCTGGGTCAACTACGTCGGCCATGCTTTGATCAAGACTGTTGATGTCGAGATCGGTGGCCAACGTATCGACCGCCACTATGGAGATTGGCTCAACATCTGGAATGAGCTTACTCAAGAACCCGGACATCAAGTTGGTTATGACAACATGGTCGGTAATACCATTGCCCTCACCGGTACTGGTTTGAGCCGTACTGAAGCTACCACCTTGTACATTCCGTTGCAATTCTGGTTCTGTCGCAACCCCGGCCTTGCTCTTCCTTTGATTGCTTTGCAATACCACGAGGTCCGCTTCGTGTTTGAGCTTCGTAACAAGCAAGAGCTTTACGTCACCTCAGCTCCCAAGAATTTCTGTGGAAGTTCTTGCGAAGAGTTCCAAGCTGTCTGTGTTCCGTCATTGGAATCAGTCACCCTCTTTATTGACTACATCTACTTGGACACCGATGAGCGTCGTCGCTTCGCTCAAGTTACTCACGAGTACTTGATTGAGCAACTTCAGTTCACTGGTGACGAGTCAACTGTCAACACCAATGTTAAGGTTAAACTTAACTTCAACCACCCGACCAAAGAAATCATCTGGGTTGTCCAACGCGACGACGTTATTCACCCCGCTTTCAATCAATGGTCAAATTACACTGATGACTACGACCTCGACACCAACTGGTGTGACGAG